TGCTAGTCCCGATGAGGTGTTGTCGTAAGACACACCGCTTGCCGCTGAGAGTGGCTGGTTAAGAGCATTGGCGACCGTGTTCACATCAGCAATGTCAGTCCCGACGCTGTTGACGTTCGTGATGTTCGTGCTGACAGTATTCACATCGGAGATGCTTGCAGCCGTTGTGTTCACATTGGAGATGTTGCCGCCAACATTATTGACGTTGGTGATGTTAGTCGAGACTACCTCGATGTCTGAGGTGGTTTCGTTCAGATCACTCGCAACAGTCTGTACGTCACCTACGTTTGTAGCCACCGTAGTGACATCCGAGATATTAGTGCCAACACTGTTCACATCTGTGATGTTTCCAGCAACTACTTCAATCTCAGAAGTCGTCTCGTTCAAGTCTGCTGCGACAACCTGCACATCCGAGATGTTGGTAGCTGTGGTATTTACATTGGCAATATCCGTGGCAACTGTATTGACATCGGTGATGTTAGAGGCCGTGGTGTTGACGCTAGTAATGTTATTAGCGACAGTATCCAGGTTGGCATCATCAATACTGTCAATAGCGATGATTGCTTCGTTGAGTTTATTTCTAACGCTCAGGCCAGACTCTTTGTTATCAAATGTAGGCATAATGTTTATACTCCGTCATTCCAAGTTTCTGTGTCGAACCAAAATCCTCTGTCATCCCAGTAACCGTACTCAACCACAAAGTAGTCTTCGTCAACAATCACTTCGCTAGTAATCGAGAAGGTAACGCTTGCAGAAGTGATCTGGTCTGGGCCTCCGATATTTACCTTGTAGTCAACTATCAGTGCAGTAAAGTAGTAGGTGTCTGGCTCTGGCACAAACAGTCTGAAGCTGTAGTTCTGTTTGCTTTGCAGTGCGGCGATAATATCAGCCTGTCCTGTGTCTTGAGGCAGGTTAGCCATCGTCATGGTGAAGCCCCCGAAGGAACTGTTGCCCTTGACTTTGACTGGATCATCGCTACCCATATTATAGTAAGACAGTACGTCAGAACTTTTGCCAAACTCTGATATGTCTGTGACTTCCCCGATACGCTTGTAGTCAAGGAATCGAAAGTCTGGCCCAGAGATAGTATCCGGCACTTCGCTAGATATATAAATCTCTGTCCCAGCAGATGTGTAAGCGTTACTAGACATTCTAGGTGTCCTTATTCCTTCGGCTCAAGGTAGGCACTAAAATTAGCCGTGTAGTATTTTGGGTTATCTGGTGTTACCTTTATCTTATGCTTTCCAGCAATATCAGAGTACAAATCTAATGTGATTTCTGTCTCTACTCGAATGCTCTGGTATGAAGCGCCTCGAATTGAAATAGTACAAGGTAGGGGCAAGTTGCTTAAAGTGTTCCCAGAAATACTTGTTGGGTTTTGCTCTTTATCCTTAACAGAAAGATCAGCCAAATCGACATATTGAATTTCTGGGTCAGCGCGGCCTTCTTCTGCTACAAAATCTTCTCTGTCCTGAAGACCCAAGTCAGATTTTTGCGGTAAGCATCCAGATGCCACAATTTCGCCTGTCAAAGAGTTGTACAAGTAAAAGTTTATCACCGCTTGACTCCTAGAGCACGAAGCCCTATTTTTTCAAAATCTGCATCAGTTATGTTTTCACCAAAAGCTCTAGCTTGAACAGAAACAGTCAAGTTGCCCGTTGGAGAATCGTAAAAATCAATGACTGAAATGGAGTTCTCAAATTGAATGGATACTCTTTCGATTCCTGGGGCATTATTCTCAGATTTTGAGTCACTCCCTAGAGTGAAAGTTCTCAAGACAACACCACCAGCAACAAGCCTTAGTTGAAGAGTCAATGAAGCGGATGCTCCGTTTTGATCTACTTCTTCCGCATTAGCAAAATATATACAAGAAGCATCAACAGAGATAGGTGAGCCTCCAAAATCAGATGTAACAGAGTCTAGCGTAGTCCAGCTTGACCCAATAACTGAAACCGGGCCATTCACAAAAGAGAATGCAGGTACAGTCACGGCATTGCCGCGAATCTGCAACGTATCAACCGCAGCATTCTGTATCTTCGCCTCGCTGATTGCAGCGTTATCGATCTTTGCGTTGTCTACCGCAGAGTTGGCAATCTTGGCATTGATGATCTCGCCGTTCTGAATCTTGGCTCGGTCAATCGCTGCATTGGCGATCTTAGCGTTATCAATTGATCCATCAGCAATCACGGCGTTATCAATGAACACTTGATTGTTCTGCACGATGAAAGGCGCTACGTCATCACTTCCGATCACGCCTCCCTGCGGAAGAATAGCGAAGCGGTCTGCGTTGACGTAGAACTCGGAAAAACTGGGCGATCCGGTATCATCGTTGGCGGTATTAGCAAGACCAAACCCAGCTACACCGCCGTTGTTGTCGATCTTGACAGTGTACTGATCTTCTAACTCAGTGATCTCAAGACCAAAGTCATCAAGCCGAGTATTCAGCGAACTGGTTAACTCAGACTCAGAGATGCTGTCGCTGATGAAATTGATTAGGTCTTGATTAGTGACATTTGGATCAGCAGGCGTAATGGTTGCTGCTGTGCTAAAGCTAGACCAGTATCCGTGTACACTGCGAGTTCGCACCTCAACAGAGATAGTCTCTCCGTAGGTGTTGATTGGCAAGCGGACTGGGCCGGCCTCTGGCTCGTATGTGGCCGTCTGCTGAGGCACCGTCGTACCTTCCCACTTAACCTCTAGCAAAGAGGGTGTAGGCCCACCTTCTCCTAACTGGTACTCCACGACAATATAACTTTGGACAGTGCCGATTGGAGGAAGCTGCTCATCAACCTGGGTCAGGTTAGTGATGGACGGTGTAGTTGGAGCAAGCTGAGTAGTGTCTTCAACTGTGTACTGTACAGCCGTACTCCAGTCACCAAACACTTCCCCTTTAACACCCCTAGCTTGAATCTCATAGGTAGTGCCTACGTTCAAGTCTTCAATCTTGATTAGCGTTGAGTTTACAGGCTCAAGAATTTCCCAATCTGTCGTACCTAACTCACGGTAACGAGCCTGAGTTTTTTGTGTTGAGCCGAACTGTGAGGTGAACCTGACAGTGACAAATAGGTTAGCTGTGGGTGAACCTGTGCTATCTCGGGTAACGCTAGTAACGCTTGTCGCACCACCGCGTAGAGTTTCTTCATCAATCTCTGGTGTGACTGGCGGTATACGCTCTGGCTCAATACGCTCAGTGATTACTGGGTCAAAGGCAGGGATCGTGCCGTCCCAAGCATTCTCGATTTCTTCTGCCGCTGGCACACAAGTAATGGAAGCAACGAAGTCGCCTTCTGGCTGGATGTCTGTAACCTTGACATCAATCGACTCACGGCCAAGTTCACCAAAGATAACTAGATCATCTTCAAGAAGATTGGAGACAGAACTCGTCAAAGTCAGAGTTGTGTTACCTGGTGCATCGTTCGCAACACCAACAGTAGAAATCTGTCCGTTCGACCGTTGAATCTTGATGCCGTAGTTTGTGCCGTCCTCCATCGGGAAGAACTCGTCTACTTCAATCTCTGTGGTAGAGTTGACAGACTTAATTCGGCCTGCGCCTAGGCCAACAAGAATCACATCATTCTGTAGCGTCAGCAGATCACCACGGCGATAGCGAAGGTGCTGTACTTCTTGCTTAAATGTGTACCGCTCTGGGCGTAGCCGCTGCTGTGCTAGATGAAACCGCCCGTACTTCCACGCTTGATCGGAATCTGTGCAGCCCTTGGCATCAAGTGTCTCGTAGAACTCTGCATTGCTTTCGTCAAACCCGTCATCGAATACAAGACGCTCAGTGTTCTCCCAAGTAAAGTCGTCAATAAACTTGACTCGGAGAGCGTCTGGGATGTCTAGGCTAGAAAGTTCATAAGAAAAATCAAAGCTATTGCGGGTGCTAATTACCATCCGGGGTACAGTATGCGGAATATCTCGCACTACTCCGATTGTTGAGTCTGGGTTAAACTGCCACGCAGCCAACCCTGCACCTGTAACTTCCTGTGCCGCTGCTAGGGTGGTAGTCCTCGCGTCTAAAACAGAGTTATATTCTAATCCCTCAGTGTCACAATAATTTGCCCAATCTAAGAGAGATGCTGTATCAAGGTCACTTTTATCAATCGGCCTGCGGTTTGCCGTGCCTGACCAAATATCTGCGTAGACCCACGCAGGGTTACTAGTAGGTTGCTCTACCCACTGAGTCCCATCCCACGCTTCAAGGACTGATGTTGCTAGAACAGACAGGTTTTCAATGCGTCCGTTAAGTTGGTCAGTCGCACGAATACGAAGGGCCATGCAGATTGTCCCGTCTACATCAAACCCTCGAACGCTACGGATTGTCCGTAAAGCGTTCCAAGTCAACTCGTTTTGAAACGCGCTAGTATCCCTGTGTGTAGTTTCAATGCGAGTAACTCGGACTTCATATTGGCCCTCTGGAACCTTCCAGCGGTAACTAGACCGTACAGTTTCTTTTTTATTTGAAGCAACTACAAAATCATCTTTCTCAAGAATCCAATTTGTTGCTCCAGTCTCGCGATACTCAATTTTAAACTTTACAGATGCTCTAGTGGTAGTTGCCTCTCGATTAATAGAGTACAATGCCCCAGAGAAGTCAACACTGATTTCGCTAGCACCAGTATCAGTAGTGCGAACCGCTGAATCACCATCAGGCAGGGTTACTGGGCCATCGTCCTCGTTTTCAAAACCGTCGTTTTTAGTTGTGAACGAAGGGTTTGTCTCAATAATTTGATTAGTGTAAAGTGTCATCTGGTCTGGGCGACCAATCTCAAACTCTACGTCATCAAAAAGTTCAATGTTTGTATCACCGATTCGGATAGCGCCCTGAAGATCAGTTTCCTCTGTGATCCTGTCAAGCCCCTCGCCTACTCGATTGCCATTGATCTCAAGTGGCCCATAGCCAAGACAGACTAGCATCCGCAGGTACTCATCTCGCCCTGCTGTCTCAGTAAAAGGCTTTGCTGTCATAGGCACTGGTGGGAAAAAACGGAAAGTGCCGTAGACACGAGGAATTGGCTCAAAGGCTGCAACTTTATTGCTTGCGCCCGTGATAGATTGAAGCCTGTTGAAAGGGTCTTGTTGCTGCTGTTGCGCTGGCTCCTGTGGGGGGATTAGAGAATTTACAAGCATCCTCCCAATAAAACTGATACCCATCTTGACAGCTTGAAAGAGCATGCCAGATGTTTTACCTACAATAGAACCAGCAATAGGCCCGGCGGCAAAAGCGATACCAATCATCAAAACAGATTTAAAGATATCGCCACCTTGAGGCACAGGCCAAAGAACGACAGTAGCACCATCTTTTGCTTGCGTAAGACGATGCAGTTCTTCTGGAACTTCCCTCCCGTTAATAAAAGCCACAACAGGCGCACCGCCAGCAATCTCATAGATGCTCTGGCCTGGTTCTACATCAGCGTAGACCCACTCTGCCTTTAGCGGATGTTTACTCGCCTGTACTGTTACCGACATACCGATAAAATCCTTCTATTCTGTTTCTCCACCGAAAATCGGTGTAATCTTCAACACAGCTAGTGCCATCGTTATAGCTGTGGAGCATCATAGGTGGGTCAATAATCACTGCAATGTGCCAAGGGCGACTGCGGATGATTGCTACATCCCCCTCTACAGGGGTATCAACTTGAACAGCCATCTCAGACAACTTGCGCTGTATTCGGGCCGTCCTGTCCTTATTCTCAGACCCCTCTAGCCCCTGATCCTGCCTACCTAGATCAATGCCGTAGACGCCTCTGAAAACCTGCTCTACAAGCCTAAAACAGCCGTGTGGTGGCTCGTAATCTCTACCGATGTAGGGACGGTACTTATCCAGAGACATTGCTTGGAGCAAACTGCTTAGAGGGGAATGCGTCGTTAAGAGCGCCCTTCAAGAATGATGCTCTGACACTGACCTGCGTGGCTGAGTCTGTTGACATTGAATCAAACTCAAAATTAACAGGGCCGAACTCTACAGTATCGGGAGTGTCAGCAAGCACCACCTCGTAGCGAATCTTTGCTAACTCTCGCTTACCTGCAAGCTGCCGCAATGCAAGAATGATCTGCTGGTCTACTGCGTCCGCCGTAATGTTGATTGCTGGTGGACGGTCTTGTGTCTGTGTAGCAGCAGAAACTTGGAAAGGAAAGCGAGTGTAGGTGCCTTCTACTCGATCAAGATTCTGTGAGTCGTTCACAACTCGAACAGTGTCAATCTCAGAGTGAGTAATAGTTAGGCACTCAAGAAATACTTTCTCAGTAGCCGAGGCTAGTACAGCTTGTAGTGCGCCTTGGGATAATGCCATTACGGGATAATCTCTGCGTTGATCTGGACTTCGTACAATTCACCAGCAAGGGTTGTAATGTTGGGTGGCTCGTCACTGTTAAACCGAAAAGTCGCTGCGTTGCCAGTGATCGGGTGAACCCAGTCAAACTCTAGAGCGCCCATAGCGGTCGTGTTTTCCCAGAAGTTGATTAGGGTCTGGTACTGGGCAGCATCTAGCCACATCTTGCCTCTCACGGGCTGTACAGCGGCTGTGAAGCGCCGTCGCTGGTACGCCTTGCCCGTCTCCATGTCAGTGCGGATAGCGCCCTGTGGGGGCGTGATCTGGAAGTTCTGCTGATGGAACTCCTGCGGGAGTGATGTGGGCCAAGTAATAGCCATGGTTTAAAACTGCCCTTGTCGTTTCGCGCCGTGGCGACGGAAGATGCCATCTAGCTGGCCTTGAGAATCAAGACGTTCCATACTAGATTTGACCATCACATCAACTGTCATTTCCCCGTTCGGGCCTCGGCGTTTATTCTGCTGTTCGGACTGGAGTTGTTCGCCACTTTGGTTAATGATATTGACGGTGACATCACCGCCTCCACCACCCATCTGGCTGTTAGGAACAATCTGCCCATCTTGCCGAGGGACAAACATCTCTGGGCCGCGCTCTCCTACAACGTGAGCCTGCCCACCGCTGACATTACCGCCATTGGCGAAGAACCCGTCGAAGAAATCACCGATACCAGAGAAGAAACCTTCACTGCCTTGCCCTTGTGGCCCAATTCCTGGAGGTGCTGGCGGCCCTTGACTGAAGATGTCGTCAAAACCTCCAGATACTTGGTTAACAAGAGGATCGACAATTTGCTGCTGCGTAATAGTGCGAGCGATAGTGTCTAGGAGACCTTCAAAAACATCCTTGGCGGATTCAGCCTGCATAATGACATCAGTTAGTCCATCTGAAATGTCATCCTTAATGACTGATCCGACATCCCTAAGTGCAGACTCCCACTTGCCGTACAGGCGTTCACCTTCTGTGCCTGTTTTAATAACCTTCTCAAGTAGTTCTTCTTGGCTTAGGGCTTCGCCCTCAACAAGTTCAAGTAGCCGTTCCCTTTGGTCAACCTGCCCGCGCTGCCCTGGTGGCATGAGGTCACGCTGGTTGCCACGACCAAGACCCATTCTATCAGCAGCGCGCTGGTAATCCTCTAGGGACTTTTTAGCTTCATCTTGCCTATCAGCAGCCAACTCCACGAGCCGTGCATACTCATCTATAGTGATCCCTGCTGGGCCAATAGCTTCTTTAAGGTCAAGAATAGTATCTCGATATTCTATAGCAGACTGAGCGGCTGGATCGAATTGAGCCTTGAGTTCAAGAAAACTTCTAGCGGTTTCTTCTGTGGATGTCTTAACGTCTCGGTTGCTCGCAACAAAATCTCTTGCTTTTTTGGCGGCTTCTTTTTGCGTGAAACCTAGCTGCTCAAAAGCGTCTTGAAGATCACGAACTTGGTCAATGTGCTCTAATGACTCAGCCAAATCATCATCATACTGAGCAATAACATCGAAAGCACTTCTTGCGTTCTTAGCAAGTTCTTTCATTTTCTCATTAGCGTCAATAGTCGCTTGAGCGAGCCCCTCCGCTCCACTGGTTACACGCTCCATATCAGCTTCTTGATTGAGCGCGTTAATACGCTTTGTCAACATGATGTACATATCGACGTTATCTTCTAATTCAGATCGCGCCTCTTTGAGATCATTTATTTGTGTTCTAGTAGATTGGAAGTTAACAAAAGACAGAGGATTAGACAACCCTTCTTGGAATTTATTTTCTAGCTGTGCTATCTCTTCACTCAAGCTGAGGAATTCTTCAAAATCTTCTGAAAACTTAGCGCGGCGGCGGTCAAGAGTAGCCCTCGCCAAGTCTCTTTCATTCTTGGACATCTCAGACAACTGCTTATTTGTCTCAGCAAGAGTGTCATTGTAGTCTTGAGTGGGTTTATTGCCATTAACAAATAAAGCAATCAGTGTTGTTAGAGCGCCTGCTGCTGCAATTAACAATCCGCCAGGACTTGCGGCTAAAGAAAGCATCGCATTACGGAGCGTCAACACACTCTTAGTCAGCGTAAGAGACATGCCAGACGCAATACTTGCCCTAGCTGTGTAAGTAAGCAGTGCCGCAGATGAAGCAATAACGCGCTTGGTCATGCGAGCAAAGCCGATAAGACCTATTGCAACTGCAAAGTTCTTAATTGCTCCAACATTATCTGCAAGAAGAGATGCAAAGTTGGTAACAAGTTTAATAGCATTAGAAAACTGTTTACCGAATTTCTCAGAAGAGATTACGTCTGTCAGTTTTTCAATTGCATTAGTCGCTGCTGGCAGGCTGTCTTGAGAAAGTAGGTCGAAGAAAGCATTACGGAGCCTTTGGATTGCAGCGGCAATCTTTTGAGACTGTATAGCTGCTTGAAGACCGAAGACATCCTGCATCTCTTGACCAAATTTCGGCAAGACCTCATCAGAGAGAAGTCTGCCGTTCTCCATCATCTCAAATAGCTTGGAGGTTGTTACGTCAAGAGCATCAGCCATAATCTGAATGGAGCCTGGCATACGCTCACCAAGCTGCTGTCGCAGTTCTTCAGCCGAGACTTTGCCCTTAGACATCATCTGCTGGAGCGCCATCATCGCGCCTTCAGACTGAGCAGCACTCAGCCCCATAGCACGAGATGCTTGAGAGATGCCCTTAAAGATTGTTGAAAGTTCTGAACTTGTAATGGAAGATGTACGGGCGGCAGCAGAAAACTGGGCCATCTGCTTCGCAACAGAAGGAAAGAAAAGACCTAGCTGTTGAGATTCTTCTCGGATAAAAGCAATCTGCTTGGCAGCTTCATTTGCGCTACCAGTAGCCACTTGCATAGTGGCCTCAATGTTATTCATTTGAGAAGTCGCCCGCTCAACCTGACGAGCCATCTCAACAAAGCCGATGCCGGCAATGCCAGCAGAAAGAACACCTAGTGTGGTTCTCAAACGCGCTGCGGCACTGCCTAGACTTTTTGTCTCACGAGTAGCCCGGCTTGTAGCCCCGCGATACTTGCGCATCCGACTCGACACCTTGGTTGTGGTGTTAGCCAGACCTTGCAAGTCTTTATCTGCTTTGCGGACTTGACTTGAGTCAGCCGATATAGTGATCTTGGCTACGTCTGCCACTTTACTTCTTCCTTCTCTTTATAATCGCATCGAATTGAGAAGTGACCTTCTGCGAGACTTCTTCTCGTTTAATCTGCTCTGGGTCAATCCAAGGTTGGGGGCAGTCTCGTTCTTTTGCCCGGTTGTGCTGGTCAACGTAAGCTAAAGAGAGTTCTCTTAGTGCTTGCGCTTCTTTAGGCTGGATGTCGATGCCTTGGAGGTCAGACCAATGCTTGATTTGCCCCCATTCAAGCGGAAGCGGCCCCATCCCTGAATACTGCATTGGCCCACATTGAAATAACCATTCAACAACGTAGTCCAAAAAACCAATATCGGGAAAAGGGCCGTTGTAATCCGCGCCTCTTGTTGTTTTACTATCGCCTGGTGCTGTATCTAGCCAAGCCCTAAACTGTACAAAAGTCCTGGCTTTAATCAGGCCGTCATAAAAAAATTTGCGCGATCCCCTTGGAACTCGTCAACCTGTTCGGCCACCCAAGGGAAGTTCTCGTAGACATACCGGACGTTCTTCTCGTTAAAAGTGAGCGCCTTGTCATCAGCCTCAAAGTTTCCCCAGTCAAGGGTAAGTGCAACCCGAGTCTCTAGGGCTTCCTTCTCCAACGTGTCGATGTCCACATCCGCAACACTCTTCTTGCCACGGAGTAGCCGCTGAATCGCTGCCCGACGCTCCTTAGCTAGCTTGGAGTCCGGCCCTGCCATCTTGACCCAAGCATCCGTCTCTACGCCCGATACAGGGTGCTTGATGTACATGACTGCACCTTCATTCGACCCTTCTACGGAATTAAAATCGTTTAGTTTCATACAAGACCCCCGGTCTTAGTTAGTCAAAGTTTAAGCTGCTGGTTCTTCAATAATCTCGTCAGTGATCTCAAGGCTGACGCTTGCACTGGTGATCTGATCGACACTACCGACGTTGGTGGTGTAGGACATCACCTGAGCAACGAAGTACAGAGTACGCCCGTCCTGAAGCTCAACCTTGAAGCTGTAGTTTGCGTCATCGTCTACAGCAGTCTGTAGCGTACCCTGCCCTGTGTCGGTGGGAGTGCGGGCTACTGACATGCTGATGGTGCCGTCGTTAAAGCTACCTTTGCGCTTAACGGTCTGGCGACTGCCTAGCGGATTATGGGTGACTAGGTTGTACTCACGACCAAACTCACCGAGGTCAGTGACTTCACCAATCTCGTCAAAGCTGAGTGAACCAAAACCAGTAGCATCGTAGCTGCCTGGCTCTTCTGAGGTAACTGAGATTGTAGTGCCTGCGGATGTAAATGCGCCTGATGCCATTTTTATTTCTCCTAACTGTTATTCCGAATAACTTTATTCATGATGGATTCTGTGCTACGGGTTGTGCGTTCAATCCACCCGTTTGGTTGCTGGTAAGACCCCTTCTGCTTGCCATCCGTACCTGTGTGAATACCCTTCTCCAAAAGATAAACATACGGAACGCTGTTAGAGAGGTACGCGACATTCCCTGCAATCCTGCCCTTGATGCCCGGCAACTTATTGACAGAAGATCGTAGGGAATCTGTTTGAGAGTAATCAGGGGAGCCAACACTGGGATTCCAGTTCGCTTTTGCTCGACCACCGATGTAGCCTGGTGGCGGCTGTGACTGCCAAGTTGATGGATCACCAACTGGAGTCCCCTCGATTACTTGCGTAAAGTACAGGATGGTGAAGTCTTCAGCCACCTGCTCAACTTTGCGGCTGGTCTTCTCTGCAATCTTTTCGACTTGCTTGCCAAAATTCTCTGGACTAAATGCTGGCATTGTGGAATACCCGCCAGTTAATACTTAGAGGAATTGTGTAATACGCCTCGTTAACAAAGCCTGGTGAATAGTTAATCTCTTCAATCGTCAGGCCATCGCCTATTTCACTGTTAGACCGAAAATAGGCCGCAATCGTTTCGGCCATATTCTCAGCCTCAGCCGGGCCTCCATTAACTGGAGCGTTGACGTTTATGCGATAAACTCCGGGGGTATTCTCCCTGCGCCCAAGGGTGTACATAACGCCGTCAGCAGGCATATTCATTACCGACAGGTAAAGTACATCCGACTCGGGTGTAAAAGACACATTGGGCCAAGCAACAGGCGGCAGGTTGGGCATGGAGGCTAGGTGCTGGTCAAGCTGTGATGATACTTGCCTAAGCATTATTACTTCCTCGCCTGTGCTTCTGTGTAGACTTCAACATCTGCCGGTCGCAAAGGTGACGAGTCGATAATCCGCCACTCATTGCCGTTATAGATCACGCGGTCATCAATCTTGACCGAGGTAGAGACTAGAAGCCGAGCGTCTCCGCTCTGTACGCTTGTCTCATCAATTTCTTCCTTGGAGAAGTCCAGCCACACCGTGTCAGCCGTAAAAGTCTCTGTGGTGGCTGTTGTGGTGCCTGTGACTGGATCGTAAGTCTCGCCCAGTTGACGAGTGTACTCTAGCGGCGCACCGAACTGTTTAATCAGCCGGTCGGCTGTGCGCTTACTCTTGTTGTAGTCAAAGCTAGCCACGGGTTACCCCCGCCCTACGCTGATTGTGTTCGTTGAGGCTGACCCTGGGTTAAGATATTTTTTAAGTTTGAGGTACACCCGAGGATCAAAAGATCGGTTTGATACCCCGTCCTGATATTCAACAGAGATCGTACTGACTTGCTCTTCCTTGACAGGTGGGGTTACAACCCCAGATGGGTCATTGCCTTGGTCAATCGCAATCGCAATAGCGTACTCAGAATCCACAATGTCCTGTGGCACAACCGTGTCATCGAGTTCAACACCATCGACAATAGCGTTTGTCCGAGGCCACTGCTGTGTCTGCTGGTCGCTCGTCTTTTTACCAATGAAACTCAGCGAGTCTAGGTAGTCATGGGCTAGAGTAAGAAGAATATCCGTGCTCTGCTCAAGCGTCACCCCGCGAGCGGTAGCGTAAGATGTCAGGTCTGTTCCAGTGCCGTATGCCATTATTTAGCCGCCTCTGTATCCGCTTGCTCTAATTGCTCGGCCTTGTCGCTCTGCTCGTGCCTTAGCGCCACGACCGACGTAGCATGTTCCGCTCTGTCCCCACTTCCAGCCGCGTCGTCCGTTCTTTTGG